TCCTGATACATGAGGCCATCGTCCTTCAAACCTTCATGCAGCTTCCAGCGCCACCATGCAATCTGCCGAGAGTTGACCTCGAAGTTGTACATCTTCCTGATGTCCTTCGTCCACTCCTTCTCTTCAGGCGACAGCTTGCCATCCCAATAGGTCTTGTACACATCCGACTTGGGATCAGCGGTATAGAGTTGGTTACGCCACCAGCCACAGAAAATGGCCTTCTGTGTTCTCGCTCGTTTGGCAGTTGTCCACATGTCGTGAAACATGTTGAAGCCTCGCGCCGTACTCTCAAACATGTAGTAACGCAGCGGGTTGGTTTCAGCCAAGGATGCCAAAAGCGACGCTAAGCCTTCTTCGTCGCCCCATGAAGACGTTTCCGTGCCATGCAAGAAGGTAATGCCCTTGCCTCGACCCAATCCACCTTTGGCGCGAGTACCTGCCACCTGATAAAACATGCGGCTTCGGTTTTGCAGCACCAACTGATTGCGGTTGTGACTCATCAGCGGAATCTTGTACTGCTTTGGGAGGCCATCCATGTACATGGCTAACGTACTTCTGAACTGTTCCCGGTTTTCTTCGGTATCAGTTGTCAGCGTTCCCTGCATACCGGGGTGGATGAAGTGCCAGTAAAGATCAAGCGCCAGAGAAATAGTAGTAATTCCAAGCTGCCGTCCTTTCAACACCACAAAGAAGTGGATGTCATCTTGCAGCCCTCTGGCTACCTCGTCCATCACATAGGTCTGTGTGCCAAGTAGCTGATCACCGAGTGTGATCATCCCTTGTTCTTTGGACTCAATCCGTAGCTGGCTACAGAAGCGGTAGAAACCCTTGCGATCAAACTGCATGGATGGTGTACCCGTAGTGTTTGGCAAACAAGTCGTACACTTGTGGCTCTCCGTACACTTCCCGCATTTGCTCTTTGGTGAGCTTCCAGAGCATCTCACCGTTGGATAGCAGTTGTCTAAACCGGCTGTGGTGTCCAAACACCTTGGTCATATCCATGCCATCGTGCATTGGCCCCAAGTGTTCAAACGAAAAATACTTCGCAGACTCTACTGGCGCAAACTTCATCCCCAAGCGTTCCATGAAACGACGCTGGATACAGGTCAGTTGGATGTCTTCATTCATCATGGTGGGGTCAGGCATTTGGCGGCGCATGATCCCGTACTTGGAGGGAGCTTCCAAGAAGCGTTTGCTTCTCAAACTAAAGCCACCGTTTTGCACGACGATGGGGTTATCCATGCCATGCCATGCGTATTGAAGTCGGTATTCGCCATTAGGCAGTAAGGCCGCATGAGTTGGCCCACCCACATAGTCATACTCTAACCATTCATCCCGCCAGTTCTCAGCGTTCAACGCCCATCCATCGTGCTGCACGATTAAGGCGTACTCCGTATCAATGTAGTTATGCAGGCTATACATGACGAACTCGCTATAGCCTTGGTAGTCCAGTGGCGCTTGGATAAGTTTCTGCACCATGTACGTCGTATCAATCTCGACGTTGGTTATCAGCAAAGGCTTGGAGCCGGGCAGTGCTGCTACTGTTCTTCGTATTGCGGGAATCGCTGTGCCGCCACGACCGTCGCCATAAATGGCAACCACGGTCACATTCTCAAACGTCTTTGAACCGGGCATATTGTTGTCCTATCTCTGTCTTATAAAGTATTTTTAATGCCTCTTTGTACAGTGCGTAGTTCTGCTCCTCCGGTGACGCCTTCTTCCACAACGTCATGCACTGCCAGCAATAGCTATCACCCCCATCCATCGCAAACTTCGCCAACTCCTTTCCCAACTTCTTAACGTCAACAGGCTTAGGATTGCTCATTGACATCATCTTGGTTGCCAGCCGCAACCCTCTCCAACTCGGACTGCAACTCCATAATCATCTTTGCCGACTCGGTATGCACCCGCATCAGCTCATGGAACAGCTCACTGTGCGTCATCTTGTACACGCGCTCCATGTACACCAGCTTGGCATCCTGCGCGGCTACCGATGAATCAAACCCATTAACTTGTTGCTCTTCCATCACTTCTCCTCCACCGCTGCCAGCATTGCCTTAATCTCTTTAATCGGGATGTCAAACTCCTCATGCACTGCCAAGATCATTCCGGCACCAAACTTCAAATACCCATTCCTAATCTTCGACAAAAGCGGCGGGTTCACATCCAATACCCGCGCTAAATCCCGATCATTCTTCACCAACCGCTTCTCTTTCAAATAATCCAACACGGGGTGCGCCTTCTTTAACCGAACACTCTCCACCGGCACCATCTCCTTCATAGCCCTCTCCTTAATCAATACGCCAGACCCGAATACCATCCCCCTCACGCCTGCACACAAACTTCCTGTCCAAGCGCTTCCCCCTAATCCGGTTGTAATTACACAAGACATTCATATTCCCACCCGGCACATGGAAACTCTCACCCACCTGCAAATCCTCATACGGGTAACTGTGCCGCACCTTTCCTTCCGGCATCGGCACTGAGTTTGTTATTTCGTACATTCACACCTCCACAATCTAAGGTGTGAACACTATAGCACAATTAAGTAGGTGTGCGAATGCACACATTAAGGAAGGATGCCCGTCTTTCCGGGCTGTCAGTCGGCGTCTATCCTCGACGTCTCACATTCATCAAAGCACCGACAGCATAGGTACAGCCGGGTTAGAAGGAAATCGTCAAAAACCTTCTACAGCACCTACGCAATCCAAGCATACAGGAAATCAATTTTTCCTTGGGGCGGGGAAGGGAATAGGGCGCGCAACTCCAAGGGGTCGTGTCCAATTCGATAACCATATAAAAACGACAACCCGATGTCCGATTGACAACCCATTGCCAATGCGACAAGCATAGCCAATTGATAACCTTGCCAAGCAAATAATGACCTTACCCTTTTGTCATCAGCCCATGTTATCCACTTGGCATTGATTAACCATTTTGCACTTATGCAATAGACAATATTGCCCCTGTGACAATGTCCCTATACCAATTGTTAAATCTACAGGGGCGCGAGAATTGACAATATATGCGTTATTACCCATTCGACAATCCCTAATAGATTACATATATCCCTACATACAAACCGATATAAAAATATATGCCTATATATATATAGATACCCCTTGAGTTAATATGCACACTCACTATAATTAGTACCAGTGCACTAGCACTATTCCTAACACTCTAAGGGGCTACAAATGAAAACCGATATTGCACAATTAATCACTGACAGAATCATTTCCGAATTGGAAAAAGGGGCGACACCATGGGTAAAGCCTTGGCGAACATTGAAGGGTTTACCAGGCGAAGGCATGCCATTCAATCCGGCTTCTGGCACTGTTTATCGCGGGATCAATCACTTTTGGCTTGGTATGCAGCCTTTTGCCATGCCGTACTTTGTAACCTTCAAACAAGCGCAAATGCTTGGCGGCAGTGTGAAGGCTGAGCAAAAAGGTATTCCCGTTGTTTACTGGAATGTGCATCGGAAAGAAACAATCGGCGATAAGGGTGAATCAATTACCAGTGCGTATGCTTTCATCAAACATTATTTTGTTTTCAACATTGAACAATGCGAAGGTTTAACCTTGCCAACAATTCCAGAGCCGCCAAGCGTTGACTGGAATGCTTGCTCTGCCGCTGATGACATTGTTTCCCGATTGAATCTAGCCGGTGGATTAACGCATGCCGGTGACAGCGCTTACTTTAGACCTAGTACCGATGCAATTGTGATGCCACCGATGGCAGCATTTGATTCCAGAGAGAACTATTACGCTACTCTGCTACACGAATCAGTGCATGCTTCAGGCCACGATTCCAGATTGAAACGTATAACGCCTGCACGATTCGGAAGCGAGAATTATGCTTTCGAGGAGTTAGTAGCAGAATTAGGTGCTGCCATGCTTTGCGCAAAATGCGGTATCGACGGGGATTTGCGGCATGCCGGATATATTGGCAATTGGTTACAAGCCTTGCGGAATGATAAAAAATTCATTCTCTCAGCAAGTGCAAAAGCACAGCAAGCAATGGACTATCTGACAGCTACCAGTGCTGATGAACACGGTGAAATCAGCGAAGCACTAGCGGCCTAAAACCCGACTGTTAGCCCTTCAGTGGGCTAACGGGCGCGTTTTGCGTCAATTCCTAACTACTAAGGGGCAAATGATGATCAATGACTACTATGATTTTGCAATAGCGGGCCATTTTCTACCGGCTTTGATCAATGGTGACTATACCGGCCTTGACGATACCGAAGCGAAACAGCTTGATCAATTCGTTGACCAGTGGCAGCACTTATCTGGCACGTTTGACGTACTGCCTACTGGCACTGATTTCAAAGTGTGCGAAGTGTGCGACTTGTATGCGGAAACACATGATGTGCGATTGTATTTTTATAACAAGGACTTGCCCGCCGGTGTAACTTTCGACGCTTTTGCTGACTAAGGGGCCAACTATGCGAAAGATTTTTTATGAAATTCGAGAATATAAAACTCCCGTTTCCTATAGCAGTCCACTTGGCAAAAAGTTAAGACCTCGCTGGCGCTGTGTAAAGTTAATTGCACGATTAACAATAGCAGGCCATCGTGATATCGTGATGGTACCAGTGGCAGTTAATTGCAGATAACAAGGGGATACCATGAAAAAACTCGGTGAGCGATTCGACGAAAAAATGGAGCAAGGTGGAGTTTTCTTTTATGCAATGGCACTGGTAATTTGCTTTGCGGTTTACTTAGTGCTAACCCTTGCCATGCTGCTATTCTGACAATGTAAACTTAAAAATCTACACTGTAAACTTAAGGGGCTATTAATGAAAAACGGCACAAACGCACACTCAAAGCCACAATTTGAGGGTCAAGTTGTAAAATTTGTATCGCCGCATCATCAGTCGGTTATTCTCTACGATATTTGCAAGCGAAACAAAAAATACGGCAATCTAGAATGGTATGCTTTGAACAATCCAACGGATAAACAAACGGAAAGCGCCTTTTGGATTGATTAAACTTTCAGCAACTCAAAATCTAAGCCCCTTTTAGGGGCTTTTTCTTTTGTACCCTCATCCTACTATTCCCTAAACTTTTGAAGCCCTCAGAAGCCCTCAAAATGCCCTCAGAATTGATTCTTGCCGCTTGCCGCCAATCCGCTTTTCAAAAATCCAGTATGCAAAATCAGTTTGTAGTCAGGTTGGCAAGTCTTGGCGGTCTATTCTCTTGACATTTGAATCTGCCAAAAAAATCGGAAATGATCCGCGCATGTTTCGCATTGTGTGTCCGAACTTTTCCCTATAGCTATACGAACCCTATAGCTATAGTAACCGTATAGTCTTAGTAAATACCTTTTCCTATATGTTTTGAGAGATAGATTTTTTTCATATACGTTTACCCCGATGATCCTATAGCTATAGCACCCCTATAGCTATAGCACAACTATATCTATACGAACCCTATAGCTATAAGAACCCTATATCTATACGTTTACTAAAGCTATATGAACCCTATAGCTATATGTATATATGTGTTCTCCCGCTTTACAAAATAACACTACAGTTATCCACAGACTATCCACAGAGTTATCCACCGTATTTTCTTGTCACAAATCTATCTCTCAAAATAGTTGTTGACAGTGTTTATTGTGTGTATTAGTGTGCGCCTGTGCTGATGCACAACTATCCGTTTCCTAACTTGTGAGGTGTCTATGACTACTACCCTTCAGGATCATCTTGATCCTCGTTTCGACACAGACCTAATAGACCGTATCAGGCAGCAGGAAGCTAATGCTCAAGCTGCTTTGGAACGTGCTAAAGAGTCTGTCCGTCATCTCTCCGCTTCTGTCTTACGCTTGCGCGAAAGACGTTTCCAGTTGATAGAACTTGATGCTTGATTGATATAGGGGCTGATCCATGACTTACTTAAAAGACATCAAACTATGTGTTGATTGTGTTTTCTTTGGCACACCACACGGGCAACGGGATCGTTGTCTGAATCCTTCTGTCACTAGCTTAGACCTAGTACATGGCACTGAAATCTATCCATTAGCCTTTGTGCAACGTACTAGCCACAGTGACAAGGACTGCGGTGACAAGGGCAGACATTGGGTACTGAATGAAGATACGCAGGTTACACGCGAGAAGAAACGTCAAGAGTTTGAAGAGGCCATGCGTGATTGCCCCTTCTGAACGCGCTCTGATGACGCAAATGGGGCGCAAGATGGTGCAGGTAATCAATGAATGGTGGGCTAAGTCTGCGATTACCTTTGCCATTGCTGCCTTTGCTTACTACGCTGGAGTTGCTCAAACTGAAAGCAGAATAGCCGCTGATTGCAGGTTTGCTGCGGCCTTCCGAGTGGACATCCAAGCCTTCACTTGCCAGAGGAAACTATGAATAAGGAAGACATTATCCGCATGGCGCGGGAGGCTGGCATCGGTTGGCTTGAAAGAGCTGAAGGCATATCAGAATTTCTAGAACGCTTTGCAAACCTAGTCGCAGCAGCGGAGCGTGAAATGTGTGCAAAGGTAGCTGAAGATATGGGCAACATAGACGGAAACATGAACAAAACATGGCGAAACGGATGCTTTGACGTTGCTTTTGCTATCCGAGAGAGAGGTGCGCCATGACTGACGATGATCTGCTAATCCAAGCCTTACACGCTCTGATTACCGCCTATGACTGCATTGGGTCAGAGGATGAGCGCAAGGTGGTCACGAAGGCCGTAGAAGCCTTGCAAGAACGCTTAGCTAAGCCAGACGTTGACCTGTGGGAAAGGGATCAGAAACGATGACAGCCAGTATCTTGATCTTCATGGGCGTTGCCTTAGTCGGTGCAGGTTGTTTGGTAGGAGTGGTAGCCTTGATCCTCTTTTTGGCATCTACTTTTGAAAATGACTGACGATCTGATAGACAAGATTATCCAAGCTACTGCCGCTGACCTAGGCGATTCCATAGACGAAGCCTATCTATGTGAAGGTCGAGAATTGGTGCGATCAATTATCAAGAACTACCGTACTTATGTAAGATTTGACGTTGTAGAAGTGTATGACTTTGGCGATACACTTTCTGAAACAGTCTGGCGTAAACGTCAGATAGCCAAAGAATCCGAAACCTAACTATGAGGGGCTGATATGAGTGACTTTTCACCCGAAGTGCGTAACAACGCACTGTGGTCAAATGACGCTCGTCGTTTTGTCGAAGGACGAGGCGGCGAAGTCTATGCCGAGAAGGTCGGCGCTAAACCATTAGACGATCTGTCTGATGTGGAAGCAGTACAAATGGGTCTGGTGATGCAAGAACCCATTATGAAAGAGTTTGCCAGAAGGAAACGCATCAATTTCAAAGATGCAGACTACTCGCTCTACCATCCACAGCACAGCTTCTTAGCGTCCCACTTTGATTACATATCCGAAGATGGGCAGACACTCTATGAGGTTAAGAACCTAGGCATCCACCAACGTAAGAAGTATGGTGACGATGGCAGCACAGATATTGACGTAGGCTATCGCGTTCAATGCTTGCATGAGTCGCTCGTTCATCGTATCCCCAACGTAATCTTAGTGGTCTGCTTTGGTGGGCAAGAGATTACCCATTATCCGCTTGCCTTCTCTGCTGAACAATGGGATATGCACGCCAGAGAAATGGCACAGTTTTGGGGCAGGATCAAGGCTAGGAACTTTGACCCTGAAACAATGGGTGACGCTGCCAAGATTGTGTACAAGCAAGACAACGGCAGCAGTCTGGTTGCTAACTCTGATCTTGAGCAAGCCTGCGAGATGCTGTCAGTTATCAAGACGCAGAGGAAAGCCTTGGAAGCGCAAGAGGACGCGCTGACTGCCAAGATTCAAGGCTACATGATGGAGTCCTCCCAACTGGCAACCTATGACGGAAAGATACTCGCCACTTGGAAGGCCAGCAAAGCCACTAAATCCTTTTCTAAAGACCTGTTCCGCAATGCCATGCCTGATATGTATGACAAGTTTGTGGTGGAGCAACCCGGCGCTCGTCGCTTTCTATTGAAGTGAGGACATTATGAATGACAACATCATGAAAGCATTTCCATACACGGGCGCAGGTACAGATGGCATGGACTTGCGTGATTACTTTGCGGCTAAAGCTATGCAAGCCTTGTTATGGAATCCTGATAGAGCATTAGATGATAAAGAGGATGTTGTTCTTGCAGCCTATGAATATGCAGATGAAATGATGAAAGCGAGGGAAAACCATGAGTAACGTAGTCAATATGTCAGGCGATTCGTCGGCAGTCGCAACCCTTGATCCTGCTATCCAATCATCCATTGTGTTGCGGGGTGACTTGTCTGGTTTGAATGAGGATCAGAAGAAGCAATACTATCTGTACCGCTGCAAACAAGTCGGTCTTGATCCTGCTGCTAAACCCTTTGACTTGCTTACCTTAAATGGAAAACAAATCCTCTACGCAAATGCAAGCGCTACGCAACAGTTGTGCGCCTTACATAAACTTTCCACTCAGATTACGCATCGGGAACGTGTGGATGGAATTTACCTTGTCTCCGTCCGATGCACAGGCGCTGACGGAAGAGTTTCAGAAAATCAAGGCGCAGTGGATGTTGGGAACCTTGTCGGCGAAAGATTGGCTAATGCCATCCTTAAAGCAACTACGAAAGCGATACGGCGGTCGGTTCTTGCACATTGTGGACTCGGAATGCTTGACGAGACTGAAGTTGAAACCATCCCGGAAGCGAGAGTCGAGCCGCTGGTGGTGACTGAAAAGGTCGAGCCAGTACAGGTTCAAGAGCCTCCCAAGCCTGTCAAGAAGGGTGGTGTAGCCTTCCTTGTGCCTTCTGGTGACACCTTCAAAGAACATGAGCGTTTTGCCAATGATGAAGAGTTTGTCAACGGTTACATTGAAATGGTGGAGCGTATTGCTGCCAATGCCAAGATGAATGCGGCTGAGAAGCTGTCAAAGATTACAGCCTTGGAAGGTGCTAATGACTTTGTGCTTGGCATGATTGAGGCTGAGAACGAACTACTGCACGAAGTATGGGTGCGTGGTGTCAAGAAGGTGAAAGAGCAATTGGATGAAGCAATAAAAAAGGGGTAACGCCAGCCAAGTCTGGCAGCAAGTCTCAAAACCAAATGGTGCTTGAACACTTGCAGGCCGGACAAAGCATTACTGCTTTGGATTCCCTGAGATTGTATGGTGTGCTTCGGCTGGCAGCACGGATTGATGATCTCAGGAAAGACGGGCATAACATCATTACGCAGTCAGTGCGAATTGGTAATAAAGAGTTTGCACGATATTCATATACGAAAGGTAAAACATGAGTGACTATCAAGATAGAAAACCCGGTACTGGTGTACTACTGAGCAACCGCAACAAGAAGAGCGCTGGTAGCCCTGATTGGCGTGGTGAGCTAAAGGTGGAGCAACACTATGCTCCGGGCGATACCATCAAACTGGCTGCGTGGACGAAAGAAACTAAGGGTGGTGCGTTGATCAGCCTGAAAGAAGACAACTGGCAACCTGCTGAGAACACTAGCGGCAATGCCAATCCATTCCCTAGTAAGCGCCGTGAAG